ATATCTGGATCAGGTTGCCAGTTTTTAAGTTTACTAGCAGTATCTTTTGCGTTTGCTAAAACAGCCATCAGTGCCTCTCATTTCCTAACTTTATGTATATATTATAGCAATATTTACTCAGTTTGTCAACCAGAAAATTTAATTCAAAAGAACGAACGAGCTCAAAAGAGCCCGTCCGTTTGGTGTCTTATGCTCCTTGTGCAGCCTTAATATACTTGCCATAACGATCGTGGAATTCATCAAAGCACTCCACTTCGTCTGGGTCAATTGGAAGAGCATATTGTGTAAGAGCAAGTTTAATGCCCATTACAACTAACTCAGTTTCAAAGTTATCCATTGCAAAGCGTAAGAAGTTGTTGACTTTAGAGTCAAATTTCTTATCACCTGCATCGGCTGCTTCTTTGAGTTCGTAGCATAGTGACACTGTAAGAGAATACTTAGCACTGATTTCTTGTGTCTTAAGTTCTTTTACTTTGCCCAGCAATACATCTGTTGGGTTAGGTAACGAACCTGCTACACTACGATGAGCCATAAACTTAACTGCAAGACCTTCACCAACTGCACCTGCAACTAGATCAGTAGTAGTACCATCATCGATGTTATCTTCTAGCAACTCGCTTACAAACGACCATGTACGAGGCGTTGCAAAAGAACGACTAGGTGATTTAGGATCAAAGTCATACAAATCTTGTTTTGCAAACTGCAAATAACCTACAACGTCCTGATGTACTTTGTTATCTACAGCCCACTCAAACCAATCGCCGAAGTCGACAGCCATTTCCAAATGGATAAAGCGATTAGCAAGCGGAGCAGGCATACGATATGTAACACCTTTGTCTGCTTCACGATTACCTGCGGCAACAATCATAACATTGTCGGGCAGTTTATAAGTACCAACCTTGCGGTTAAGAATAAGTTGATAAGCCGCTGCCTGTACAGCAGGAGCCGCAGAGTTCATTTCGTCTAAGAACAATACAATATTGTCGTATTGTGCCGCAAAATCTTCTGAAGGAAGTTCACTCGGAGGAGCCCAAGACATTGTACCTTCATTAGAATCGAAAAACGGGATACCTTTAATATCTGTAGGTTCCCAAAGTGAAAGACGAACGTCAATCAAATATGAGTTGGGCAAACTATCTGTAACTTGTGCAACAATGTCTGATTTACCAATGCCTGGAGGACCCCAAAGAAAAATGGGTCGTTGTTTAAGCATTGCATGTTTAATTGAAGTTTTAGCCTTGTTTGGGCTAACTGTGCGAGTAATCGTTTCCATAGTGTATTCCCTCTTTAGGATCAGTGCTTAATTTCTTACTATGTATATAGTATAGCATCAGTACACAAAAGGTCAACCTTTTTTGTAAAAAAGATTCCTTTAAAAATCAAAGACTTATAATTTTTTTCCGGTTATTTGCAATGTGTAGCGTGTTTTAGTACCTAAATTTGCAGCAGCATGTGGAATATCTGAGCTCCATAATACGTAGTCGCCTGCTGAATAATCGTTTACTATGTAATTGAGTATTTCAAAATAGTGTCCGCTTTGCCAGTCTTCTAATGCTACTATTGCCCGCCAAACTTGATCTCGTTTTACTTTGTGAATTTCGCAATACTTCTCAAAGTGATCAACATGCTTAGGCATTACAATACCTGTACCCATTCTGTAAAATGTAAATCCGCAGTCTTTTAAACCTATTTGTTCTGCTACATCGTGTACCCAATTTGGCATTTTATCTTGATCTGCAAACATATCTCCTGTATATGTTTCATAGTTAAATCCTTGACGTTTCCAAGTTTCAACATCGTTAGGATGTGCTTCTTTGTGTTTATAATTAAATTTTTTATATTCTTTCCCCCATACAGGTTTTACTTTTCCTCGTAACCAAGTGTCTGTCATTCCTTTTCCTGTCTTTTCATTGCTTTAACTAATCCGTATTTCCGTAAATCTCCGCTAAAAAGAGTAAGTTCGACTGCTTTCTTTTCGTTTGTTACGGTAATACTTCTGTTTGTAAGGTAGTAAGGACAATCAATAAATTGATCTAAAAATATAATAACTTGTGTAGTGAGTGGCATATCTTTCGGATATGGTATGTCATACACAGCAAGACCAATTTCTTGTAGTAATTCATAACCAGTTTCCGTTAGTCGTAACCCACCGGTTTTTTTAGTTCTGCTATTTTGCCACCATAAAGGCATATACTGTTTGACATTAGCCTCTGTTATTGCTAATCCTTTTTCTTTTAAAAAGATTTTAGTATATGTTTCTTTCCAGTTCATTCTTCAGTTTCGACTTCACCTGAAGTTAGTCTGTATACAGCAAAATCTTTACAATTAAACATTTCATTTAATTTTTTAGAAAGATTATGAGCATGGCCTGGATTTGAAAAAGATACTTTTTTGTATTTTGGACCGGGATAGCTTGTTAGTGAATTTGAACTTTTTAAATTAAAAGGCTTACCTTTATAAAACACTGCCCAAATAGCATCTGCTTCTAATATTTGTTCTGTTTTATAAGTTTTATTATTAGTAAACTCTAAAATAATAGTAGGCTTTGGTCTACTCATATGCGTAATTCCTTAATTATATACGCATATATTTATCTCTTTTTAAAGTTATCTACGTAGTTTTTACCAACTGTTGCCGCCATCCATTTTAACTTGAATTATTTCGTCGTCAGTATTTGATTTATTTTCTAAAAATAGTTTTTCTAAATCTCCAGTTAATCTAGACATTACTATTCCTAGTGTAAATGCTAAATTTTTAGCTTGTTGCATATCCATACGGATTTCTTTTACTCTACTATTTTCGGCACTTTTAACCTGTTGTAAAAATTGCTGAATAGGAATGGTGTTTAATGGTTCATTTTGCATTTGCTTTTGATAACTCCTGACGCATTTCTAAATCGGTTTTAAACGGCCCTTTAGATTCATAACGTTCAATTGTAATTAGTTTAGGACAAAATGATTTGACCCATCCCTTGTCGAAATTAATAATATAATAACCTGCACAATACATACTTTTCGATTTATTACTCTTTGTAAATAACGGCAACTTTTTTCTAACATCATACATTTCATTGTAAGGTTTAACACTAGTAGGAAATCCATGAACATCATTATTTGAAGAAGTTTGAACCGATTCTTCAACTTGATCGCCCCATACAATGTCATAGCCAAATTTCTTTTTCATTTGGCGTTTATTATCGAAGAAGCAGGTTTCGATAGAATTACTAAACATATAACGGTCTTCGTTACGGCACATGGTGCCTACACGATAACCGTCGTCTTCAACAATCCAAAATTTGTCTTTTAAAACTGGTTTTGCTTTTAATGTCATTTAGGATACCTCGCTTGTAATGGTTCTGCATAGTGTTGTGCTTGATCTGCAATACGTTGCATATCCCATTTAGCACAGAACTTCATAAGACGCAAACCAACTTGCGTAATGTCCTTAGGTTCTACTTCTGCAATAGTGTTATTAATTATCTCTCGTATATCTGCAGGTTGTGCAGATAAATCACAAAGTGTTACATTACGATTATAATCGTCTAGTACACGGTGCTCATCGCCGTTATGATCTGTCCAACGCTGTAGCATCATGTTATTCCAATTAAAGCCTTTACTATTTTTATCTTCAAATGCTTCGATAAGTCCTACCTTGTTCTTTGTGCCTTTCTTGCGAACACCTGGATAAGCACTAAACACATTATCGCTAGTGTCGCCACGCATACATTTCTCAAACAACATAAACGCAGGATCAGGTGCAGGTTTAACTTCTTTAGTTTTCTTGTCAATTACAGGCTTGCCTTTGTCGTCAAAGTAGCCTTCATGTGTAATAGTAACATTTTGTATGCCATTGTACTGCTTTACATTAGGTGCAATTAATTGTGCAAAGTCGCCATCTGTACTAATAATAACATGATTGTCATTAGGATGATTCTGCACCCAACCTGCAATTAAATCATCTGCTTCTAGTTGCGGATGACGCATCATAGTACAGTTAGTCTTTGTACCAATAAAATCTTTAAACTCGTCAAAGATTTCCCAAAACACAGTATCTTCTTCTGCTTGTGCTGGAGTAAGTGCATCACGGGCTTCTTGTCGATTACGTTTGTAAGGCTCATAATAGTCTTTACGCCAAGAGCGACCTTCTAAACAGAATACAATATGATCTGCATTAAAGTCTGTCCAAGCCTTCTTAACACTGTTGAGTGTAATATGAAGAGCCATACCTACTTTAGTATCAATATCTCCACGCACAACGTGACGAGCCCTAAAGAAAGTGTTTGCAGTGTCTACTAATATATATGTTGCCATTTTAAACCTTTAATTTATTAGTTTACATATACTATAGCATAAATGTGCTAAATTGTCAACCATAATTCAAAGCAATTGAAATTCTAGGTTCTTCGTTAGTGCCCTGTTGTACACAATGTTTAACGTACGATCTAAAAACGAGAAGTGTGCCAGCTTTTGGTGCAATCTGTATACGTTCAAAAGTTAAGTCATTCATTTGGGTAATGCCAGTTACAGAAAACATGTCAGGCACATGGGGACTTTCAAATACAATATTTCCGGAACCTTCCGGAACACTAGGATAATAAACGCAACTAAACACACTTCTAGGATGACTGTGATACTCTTGATATGTTCCTGGCTCGTTAACATTTGCCCATGCGCTGTTACAAACGTGTTGATGCTCTGAGTTGTGTTCTTGCGTAAATGCGTTTATATGTTCTTGTACAGCAAGGAACAGTGGCTCAAATGTAGCATCTTCGAGTAAGTTAAATATACTATGTGTTGTGTATGTTCCACCTTCCCATTCAACTCCGCCTGAAGGAATAGAACGTTTTAAATCTAAAATTCTCTGCGACCAGATTTTATTTTCGTCCGCAGTAAAAAGATTTTCTTCAATATATATTGGTGTTGGAAAATAGAGATTTAATTGCGCCATTATGAAACTTCTTCCGGAAGATAAGATAACCATCCTGTAACAATATACTTTGTTTGTGTAGGAGAAGGAATACCCCTATGTGTATGAGTCCAGTCAGCTGGCCAAATAATTGTTTTACCTTTTTTAGGTTTTATTTTCAAACTTTGATAAAAGAATTCTGTTTCGCCACAATCAGTTATATCATTTAGATATGTCATAAAAACTAAATTTCTTAGACATACTGGCATTAAAGCTGCTGCTCTCTCAGTATGCCATCCATGAAACGCTTGATTTGGCGGCGAATATCTTTTTACATTTATTGGCTCTATTACTCCCCAAGGTGCATAATAATCTACATACGTAAATTTTTTTACATATTCTTTTGATGCAATTACTAATTCTTGGAAATATCTTTGATAAAGATTGTTGTTTTCATTAAGATTACATTGATCACAATCTTTAATTTCTAGATTTACTTCACCCGGGCCACTAGTACCTTTATAAATTGAGTTACTTTCTGTTTCAAAATAATCAATAATATCATCACATAGATCTATATCTTTAAGATAAAACTCTTCTATAAAATTGGTCATGAAACTTCGGATTTACTATTATTAAGAGGCACAACGTTAATATAGCCTGCACCTCTATCAGTACTTTGTCCTTCAGCTTCTAACATATTGTAAACAATATCGCGAAACCAACGATCTACAATTTCTTCTTCGGGATCGTTTTCGACACCATACCCATTTTCGATTAGTTGTGCAATAAAGTATTTGTTCCAATCGAGTTCAAAGAAACCGTTTCGAACATTATCTTCATTCACTTTGACATCTAGCACACTAACCCACGGTTCTTTGCGCCGTGTAGCATATTCTTTTGGATCACTTTTTTTGAGAACTTCTAATTCTTTTTCTTCTAGTTCTTTTTCTTTTTTTGTAATGCCTGTTATATCTTTTAAAAACTTTTTCATAACTGCCTCCTTACTTTTTCATATGTGTCTTCTGTAATCTTTTTACCACGTATGATTTCAAGATCTTCTTCACTAAGTCCCCCAGGCATTCCCGAATAGCGATATGTGGAGTCTTGGAGTAAATCTCCATCCTCGTTCCATACACGCTTCTGCGACTTCTTTAACGTTGAGGGAATATTCTTCACTGCGTCCGCCCAACGGCATAAGATATACTGGACATTGTACCCCGGCACTCTTGTAAGCGTCCACAGCCCTTGTGACTTCATCAAAATCGTTTTGATTAGCGACAACAAACTTAAGATAAATGTCACTGCCGTTAATATGGCTATACTGACTAGCGACATCAGGCAGTATAGCAGTATCCCAAGGTTCTCCGCTAACGCTAAGTTTTGGGGAACAAGACCACGTAACTGTAAATCTTGTTTGATTGTTGAGATAGTTGTAGAAATCGTCATGTAGACGTTGTGTAGTGTTTGTTTCAAATGTAACATTTTTTAAGTCCTGCATCTTTGGATGCTCAAATAAATCTATGTAGAGCTTTTGCCATGCAAGCAACGGCTCTCCACCTGTCATAATCAAATGAACATCTTGTCCATTATCCATTGTCCACTTACCTTCTGGAGTAAGTGAAAGCAGATGCTCGACTACTTCGTCTACTTCTGCAAGTTTGTTAAAGTCTTTGAACTCGGGATAGATACTTGCATATGTATCACAACCTGTATGTATAATTGGCAAGTCATTAAACTCTTTTGTAGTTTTATGTACACCTGCATCAATTAATGCTTTTACTTCATCGTTGTATCTTTTACCTTCTTTGTGCAGTGTCCAACGATCTTTTGTTTCACCTGTGCCAAAGTTCATGCAACGAAAGTTACAACCAAATGTGCGTAAGAATACACTAGGCACTCCTACAAACTTGCCTTCACCTTGCACACTATAAAATGCTTCTGAGTATCTTAATTTCATAACATAGCCCTTTCTTCTATAAGTTTATGATGCCTCGTCCAGTTCTTACTGTTAGTAAAATAGGAATTTAAAATTTCTGTTGTAAAGTTCTGAAACTTTAGTCTCACTTCGTAATATCTCATTGAATCAATATCTTTATCTTTATTTGGTGCATAAAATGTATTAGGGTTATAAAAGAAAAAAGAATCAGGATCTAATAAAATAATATCTCCATTATCCTTATTAACCATTATATTTTCTTTATGAAGATCAAAATATATAAAAGGATAATTATCTTGAAAAAGAATTATGTTAGATAATAATCTAAAATATTCAGAAGTTACTTTGTTTACATGTGTATCATACTTTGTTAAGTATTCTATGATATTAACATAGTTAGATAAGTCAATGTGTTCCATAGTGACATGAACGCTATCTGCGTCTATAACTTTTACTGCACAAGGCTCTAGCTGACTAAACTGATTGTATACATGAATCCAATCTTGTATATTATCGTTTAGCAATTTACTATTTTTTATAAAAGCCTTATTTGCCATTAGCAGCTGAACTCCTGCTGTAGTTTAATATTGTCAAAGAACTCTTTCTTTGTGCCAGGATCATCTTTAAACGCACCTTT